TGCTTTGCTACTGGCGGCAGGCTAGCGCGCTTAACGCTTTCTGCCTGGTACTTTTCGAAATCAGTTCTGGTCATGATTCCACCACTCCCGTGCTGACTTTCTGTATTCAAGGTTCTCTGTCTGGCAGATGATTTCCGCTCGATCGCCGCTTATCAGCTCGCGAGCTTTCGCATACAGCCTTTCTCTTTTCGAAAGCTGTGTCGTTTCATACCAGGTGCTGGCAACGAACTTTCTCGCTTCAACTGGAGTGAATGTCTTCACGCTGCCTCCCGCTGTTTCAGTGCTTTAAGCTTGGCGCGGTACTCATCGCGGATCCGGATGAAGTCTTCACGGCGGTAGTTGGTCATTTCGTGGGGACCGTTGAGCCAGTCGACGTATTCCTGACCGTAACGAGCGACCAGGCCAGCTTCGTATTGCTGCGCGACCGTCGCCTCTTTGGCGGTGTACTTTCCGGCTCCGGCATTGAATGATTTGCACTGCTTATGGGCGTTGCGCTCTTCAAAGCGCAGTTCTGGATTAGCGCCGACCGTTTTGAAGTGGCCGCAGTCCCATTGGCCGCCGTGCAGATCGGGCGGGTTGGTCTCGCCGCAGCTGATACATGGCAAATCGGCGTCACGCGCGCGGATGTATGCGTTGAATGCCTGCTGAGCCTGGGCTTTGTAGTAACCGGCAGGCCGTAGCTCTGCCAGCCGCTCCTTGCGGCGTTTGCGCCCGGCCTTCTCGGCCTCCTTCTGCTCTTTGATACGCTTAGCCGCGGCCTTAACCTTCTCCTTTTCGCGCTCTTCCATCGCGAGGATTGCGCCGTGTTCCGGGCAGCACCAGCGGATCCGAATATCGTGGAATTTCGGAACGAAGTATTCACCGCATACTTTGCACTTACGGCGGGATGGTTTACGCATGATTCCTCCGTGCCGCGAGGCGCAGCCATTTCTGATCCACCAGGCGGGCGGTGTAGTCTTTCATGGTCGGGATGTCGGACGGCTTAACCTCTGGCTTGCGCTGGCGGCGCGCCGGGACGCGGAAGATTTCGTTTGTGATGACGCGAGAAAGTGGAGTAGACATCAGGCCTCCTGCTTATCGCGCAGCTGTTGGTATTCGCAGCTCTGCGGAATGGTCAGGTGACAGCCTATATTCATTGCCCAGGCTTCGACTTTGCACAGGAAGATATACATCTCGCCGGTTTCCAGCTCTGACGTATGGCGGAGGGATTGGACGGTGGTGACCTCGCCGGATACGACGTCTACACGGTCTTTGCTTTCGTAGCCGAGATAGGTGTGCTTCATCGCGTCTTTGACCCACTCAGGCGTAGCGAATGTCTTGCCGCGGGCGATGAGATAGTCGCTGATTTCCGTGTACCACATGTGGCTGAGAGCGTTCTGCGACAGGCTGCGCTTCTCTCGCCATGGCTTAACCTGAAGGCGGAAACATTGCCCGGCATCCAGCAATGGCTGAATCTGCTGGCCGATGGCCGCGAAGTTTCCTCGATGGAGTTTGACGCCGTCTGCTGGCAGGTTCATACGGCCTCCTTAACGGAAACCGCAGAATGCAGAAAATCGCAGGTGCATTTCTGCATCTGTGACAAGGTGAGGAGTTCAGATTGTGGTCGCATTTAAGTCCCCTTAAATGCGAAGAAGTCACCGGAGTTGTTCAGGCTCCGATGAAATGATTATGGCTGGTTGATTCTCTAAAATCAAAGCTTCAAAGATTTTATTTTTTCGCGGCAAAAAGTGTGAAGATTGGGTATCCATCATGCATTCTGCCAGCTGTTGCGTCGTGGCTTATATTTCGAGGCTGAGGGTATTCTTGGTTGGTGATGACCTCTACCATTCGAACCGCAACATCGATTGCACTCTGGCCAGTGGTTATCAGGAAATCACTCACTACAACGTCATCATCAGTGGTTTGCATATATAAATAAAACTGCTCTGCAATGACTTGAATAAAATCTGGATCATCAATCTCGGTGTATAAATCACTCACTTTCCATCCTCCTGTTTTAGGTAAACCGGATCGCTGCCTTTCGGTAAAGTTATCGACTTCTCACGATAAAACTTCAGGCGCTCAAGGAAGTAATCACGCAAATGCTCTGGCTGCTCGCGCATCACCACCTCAGCGATAACAGGCATGTTCAGGCGCTCTTTGTACGCCACTCCGGAGGCCGCAAGGTCAACGTTAACCTTGTCGCGCTCTTCTTGGCTTTTGGCTGCAATATTGAATTCACTCATGGCAGTGACTTTAAGCTGCGCATCACGTCAATACGCTTCCTGATTTCTTCATCTGGAATGGTTACGCCATGCTCAGCGATTAAATAAACCTGGCCTTCAGCATATTCAAACTCACGCACAGAGAACTCTTCATCGTAGTTGACTGGATCCACCTTGCCGCCTACATGATGAGCATCACGATCCCGAATCCAGTCACCACGGGTGATTCTTACGGGTGAACTTGCGGACTCAACTTCACGAACAACGCCGTTATGACCACCACCATAAACCAATAACTTAACCATAATCCTGTCGCCTTTTTTATTTGTCGACAGGATTATACCCTCAAATATTTGGTTAAGATGCGCGCGAAATGTAAAAGATGAGTATAGCTTTACACCTCCTGCCGCGGTGCTGCTGGATACGCACTACCTTCCTGGCCTGGCTCGTTGCTTCCGGTGCATGCATTCCGGTGGTCATTGGCGTGCGGGCAACGCTTATTGCCGCATTCAGGACAGACGACGAAGCGCATGTCCGTAAGCGTTATTGGTCGGCAGGTTCGGCATGAGCAATCCTGAATCACCGAAGAGTTTCCATTGTCCCCCTGAAGCATGGCGGCGCGGCGGCTCATGCCATCCAATGCAATGCGCATAGCCTGAATCCCTGCCGAACCATCAGGGTAAATCCCGTAACGCTCGAATACGTCGATGTGGTTACGCATGAACGTAGGTGTAAGCTCTTTGTAGGCATGAGCAAGCGGACCAGAAACATCATCAGGCACAGCTACCGGCGCTGGCGGGGCGGAGTACAACGGTTCTACTTTCTGCTCGTAGTATTTAACTGCATCGTAATCAAGCGGTTCGCTGCTAATTCCGATAAATTTGCCCTGAGCACTGGTGATTTTCCACGCCACAGCCTCAGCTTCGAGCGATACCTGCGCGATTTCGAACGCCTGCAATATATTGCTTTCAGTGATGCCAACCGCCTTGATTGCAGAAATCTGACTCTGCAGCCATTCTTTGGTAATAGTGCTCATGCTGCGCTTCCTTCTGGTTTATTGACTATTACGCCGTCATAAACTTCTTTCAGGTGCCCACGTAAATCCATGCGCCGCAGCGCGCTGAACATGTAATCGCACTCAGCTTGTTTGTTGGCCTGAAATGGCTTGCTGTCACGGTTTACCCATTCCCAGTTACCTGGCCAACCATGCACTTTCTTAACCCGGCCTTTGACGATGTGAAGCAATCCCCAACCAAGAGGCAGGTCTTCAATGTTCACAATACCCGGCTCGCTAATCATGAAGCGCCAATCCCCCATGCCCTTCTCTGGTTCAATGCGGAAAGGTTTCTTACGGTCTGCCAGAAGGTCTGACCGAGAGCATTTGGCCTCTATCAGGCAGCTGGCCCCATTGCGAAACCCGATTGCATCAGCCTGCTCACCATAAGGAGTCCATGCGCGAAACCGGTCATGGAAAGCCACCTTAAAACCATTATTTTTCAGGAAGCGGCAAGCTATCTGGCAAAGCTCATCGTGCGTTAAAGCCATATCACTCTCCTTTAGCGGCTGCGGCGGCGCGCTCAGCTTCGCTCTGCTCCCAGAACCACCGGTGAAGCTTCATAAGCTCTTCGTCGAGAGGAGCATATTTGCGATCAAAGTAGGCCTGGGCGTCCTTCTCCGATTCATCCGGCAATTCTCCGGGACCAAACAGCGTGTTATAAATCCAAGCCAGCCCCTTTCTGGCGTCGCCGGTTCCCTGCCATTCGATGATTGCGGCCTGCATTACCAGAATGTTTTTGCCGATTAACAGGTCCAGTTCTTTGTGGCGGTTTCTGATGTATGCGTTGTCGCTCTCCAGATCAGCAATCCGCTTCTCTGCGGCTCCCAGCGCATTTACCAGCTCATCAACGGTTCCAGCCGCTTGGCGCGCGTAATCAGTGATTGCCAGCTCGCATTCAATTTCAGTGCCGTTTTCGTTGGTGTGGCAAATGGCAAAGTAGTCTGAGTCGATTTCGTTATCAGCCAAATGCCTCAGCGTGTCGGCAACAAGTACGCCGTTTTCAATCAGCAGCTCTGTCGCGCGCTTGTCGATATTGCTCATTGGGCGGCCTCCTCCATGGCTGGGTCTGCTCGTAAAGTCATGTGCGGCACTTCAATCAGTTCTGCCCGAGCATCAGCCGTGTTCAGCGCCATCAATGCGATGATCCGCTTCTGCTCAGCATCCATTCGTAACGCTACTGTCTTGCCGTTCAAATTGAAGAACACCGCTACGTTTTTGATATCTTCGATTTTCATACCCCTCCCCTCCCCCAAACCATCAGTACTCGCTTCATCGCCGCGCTGTTGCGGCACTCCTGAAATATT